CCTGAATGACATGCTAGAGACATCTAGACGCAACATGAACACAGAAGACTTGGTTGCCTCTGTAGACAACGACCAAGGAACTATGTTGTTTCAGACAATCACCAAGGCAGACTTGACAGCCAAGGGCCAGATCTTCCCTATTGGTGCACGGCACTTCGCAGCCGAGGCTAACCAGCTACAAAACATGGTGCAGTTCGCTAATAGTGCCTTAGGGCAGGACCCATCCGTTAAGGTACACATCAGTGGTATCGGTATTGCTAAGGCAGTAGAGAGACTACTTAACTTTGAGAAGTTCAACCTTGTATCCAAGAATGTACAATTAGCAGAGAACGCTGAATCACAGCAGTTCGCAGCTGGACTAGAGAGACAGTTGGGTATCGATGAACAGCTAGAGAACGAAGACGCTATAGCGGCATCAGAAGAAGAAGAAGGAGAAGATCTAGATGAGTCTGAACTCCCATTGGACGAAGCACCTATCTAAGGATGACTATGAGAATCAAGCAGAATATGATAAGGCACTAAAGGAAGTAGGATCTTTATTCTCTAACTCGGATAGGTTCAGGGAAGTCTTATATACTATCCTAGGTAAGCGATCAAAAGAGAAAGAACAACAGTTAGAGTATGATAGCCCTGGTTGGCCTTATAAGAGAGCAGCACAGGACGGGTACATACAGGCGATGAAAGATATACAGAAGCTTTTAATGGTTGACAAGTGAGTTCCTATAGTGTATACTATAGGTAATAATAGAGTTCAAACACTATCCAAGGAGGACCATATCCTATGGCGGACCAAGAAAGCAGCTTCTCAAATGATGAAAACGTATCACCTGTTGAACGTTTAGTCGGTGAAGACAAGAAGTACAAAACTATTGAAGACTTGGCTAAAGCGGCTATCGAGAAAGACAATCATATTCAACAGTTAGAACATGAGAACGGAGAGTTGCGATCTACGTCCAACACAGGCAACCAAGAGAAGCCCCTTACTCGACAAGATGTAGTGGACCTTCTCAAGACCGAACAGACGCAGCAAAATACTGAAACTCAGCAGACCACACAGGGGGCACCCCAAGGGGGGGTTCAACAGGGTGGTGAGACAGATATCGCTACAGTAGTTCGTGAAGTGGTAGCCCAAGACCGAGAAGTACAGACCCGTGAGCAGAACCTTGCACAAGTTGAAACTAAGATGACTGAAGTGTTTGGTACTGCAGAGAAGAAGAAGGCAGCAGTCGTGGCTAAGGCAGCTGAACTCGGGGTATCTACTGCGTTCCTCGAAGATGCAGCGGCCAAGTCACCGAAGGCTTTCTTTATTCAGATGGGGATTGATTCTCAACAGACGCCTACACCTCCGTTGACCGATGGTGGTTCAGGTATTATTCCTCAAGCTGGACAACAGCAGCAGGAAGGCAACACCACAATTACGGTAGGGCAGCCCCAGACCAAATCGTTCTATGACACTTTACGGAAGAAAGACAAACGTGCTTACTTCTCAGCAGATGTCCAGAACAAACTGATGAGTGATCGTCAGACCCTAGGTCCGGAGAAGTTCTATGATGTCTAACACACTAACCTAAGGAGACTATTACTATGATGGAAACAAGTAACAGTGGCCATCTTATCCGCTCCGAAATCTGGTCGAGTCAGCTCAAGGAAGTTCTTGAAGATGAGTTGTTCGCTCAGCAGTGGGTAAATTGGCTCAGCGAGTTCCCTGATGGTGATCAGTTTACTGTCCCGTCTGTTGGTCAGGCGCAGGTAAACGATTATGATGAGAACGAAGCTGTACAGTATCGTGCACTCGATACCGGTGAGTTCACATTCACGATTGGCAACTACAAGCAATCGGGGATCTACATCACCAATAAGAACAAGCAGGATCTCTTCTATATGAACCAGCTTGTTAGCTCATTTGTTCCTAAGATGGAACGGGCAATCATGACTTCTGTTGAGACCAACATTCTTGGCCTTCAGAGTCAACAGACTGCTTCTGATGTCAACGCGATTAACGGTGCGCGTCACCGCTTCGTCGCTGGTGGCACGGATGAGGTAGTTAAGCTTGCTGACTTCGCTAAGGCGCGGTTTGCACTTAAGAAGGCTAACGTGCCCGATACGAACCTGATCGGTATTGTTGATCCTAGCGTCGAAGTTACGCTTAACACTCTGTCTAACTTGACTAGTGTAAGTGATAACCCGCGATGGGAAGGTATCATCACTAGCGGTATCGCAACTGGGATGCGCTTCGTTAAGAACGTTTATGGCTTTGACATCTACGTTTCTAACAATCTCGCAGATGCTAACGAAACCATTGACTCTGTCACCACTACTGCAGGTAAGGCGAATATGTTCTTCTCTGCTGCCAGTGATGTACTGCCGTTCATGGGTGCGTGGCGTCAGATGCCCACGGTTGACTCCAGTTACAACAAAGACTTCCAGCGTGATGAGTACGTAGTTACGGCTCGCTGGGGTTCTAAGCTGTATCGTCCGGAGAACCTCGTCTGCATCCTCAGTGACACTGATCAAGTGTACGCATAGAAAAGGAGGATATAAGACATGGCTGATGCTGAATTGTGGGTTAACGATGATGGTCTTGAAGTTCGCTTCGGATCTGAGCAGGGCGCTGTTGCCCGAGGTGGCGAGATTGCTGCCTACGGGGAAGAGAAGCAGCTCACTTTGGATGTTGTTGGTACGGAAGTCCCTGCCACTGCATCTCAAGTCCCCATTGACAAAAATGTTACGCTACCGCCCGGCTCCTATATTACCAGTGCTACGTTCTACGTAGATACTGCGTTTGTAGGCGCTACGGCAACGCTAGATCTCGGCGTTATGAATGACGATGGCGATGGTACTTTCTCGGTGCTTGATGCTGACGGCATTGATGTCGATATCGCTATCACTGCAATTGATGCAGCTGATGATGAGATTGCCTGTAATGGTGCATTGGTTGGTACTTCGCCAGTTAATGCCACCGATGCAACGCTGCCTCTGGTGTTCTCGTATGGGTTTGCTACAGCGGCTCTTACGGCTGGGCGTGGTCGCCTAGTTGTTAAATATCGTCCGACTGTAGTATAGCTACTACTTAAGAGCTTGGGGTGTCCTTCTATTAACAGGGGCACCCCTTGCTTCTATAACATTGTTAGGAGACACATCTATTGACTACTGATCATAAAGATCTATCTGGTTCAGAGCTACATGAAGCTAAAGGTGTGGACTCAGCCAGTGCAGATCAAGTCTTTGTAGCTGATGGGGCAGGGTCCGGTGTCTTCGAGAAGATCACTACTGCCTCCATTGACCAAACTAATATATTCAACTTAAATAAAGTCTACGTTTCACAGCGAGTAGCAGACATTGGCACAGCAGCGTCCACCTTTGCTTTGATGCCTGTAGCAGGGAATATCACACACATTAGATCTGTTGTACACGGGACTACTAGTGGCATTGCTGGTTTCACCTTTGAGATTGGAGGTGCTGCAGTCACTGAACCGGGGTTCAACATTGCCTCTGGTGCCACAAATGGCACAGTAGATTCTTCTGTACCCACAGGTAATAATACCGTATCTGCAGGGGGTACCTTAGAGATAATCTCTGATGGCGTAGAAGCCAACGCAGTAGAGGCTACCTTTATTATTGAAATCACTCAGACAGCTTAACTTAGTTGAGTCACATAGTACAAAGAAGGACTAGGTAGAGATGGCTAAGCTGACACTCACTGATCTAGCTACGATCACAGGCAATGAGACGTCTGCGATTAATGCTATCAATGCCAACAATGCCCTCATTGAGACTGCCCTAGAGAATACCCTGAGCAGGGATGGCACTACGCCTAATGCTATGGGTGATAACTTAGATATGAATAACTTTGACATCCTTAACGTGGATGCCATTGATGTTCAGAGTCTGTCCTTAGATGGTCTATCCATTGTAAACATGCTACCATCAGTGAACCCTAGAGGCTCATGGGTGACTCTAACAGAATATGCTGTAGGTGATCTTGTCCTAGGTGATGGTGAGCCTAACACGTATATCTGCTATACTGCACACACCAGTGGCACCTTTGCTTCTGACAAGGCAGCTAACTGGTTGATCTTCGCTAGTCCTCCGTTGAACACAGAGACCCCAGAGGAGTTCAATGGAGATAGTGCTACTGTAGCTTTCACCTTAAGTAAAGCACCCAACGATGAAAAAGATGTACTGATCTTCATTGATGGTGTATTCCAACAGCATACCACATACTCCATAAGTAGCACTACACTGACCTTCACTGAGGCCCCTCCTACAGGTACAGGGAACATAGCTGTATGGTACATGACTGGTACTGTATCAGCTGGTTCAGGTAATGTGAACGGTGGTACAGCTGATGATAATGCTGTAGCTCGCTATAATGCTAATGGCACTAACATACAGAACTCCGGTGTCCTAATTGATGACTCCAATAACGTAACTGGCATTGCCGCCTTGACTGCCACTGGTGCTGTTACCTTAGGTGCAGCTTCATTGATCTTCCCTGCTTCAGATGGTACAGCCAACCAAGTAATTGAGACAGACGGTGCTGGTAACTTAAGCTTTGCTACAGTGGCAGGGGGTGCTGGAGACTCATGGGGCGATGTAGTTGATGCAGATATCATCCCTGATGCAGATGGCACTAGAGACTTAGGAGCTACTGCTACTCGCTTCGCTGAAGTGTACACTGATGCTCTCTTCATTACAAATAATGTAACGGTAGGTGGCACAGTAGACGGCAGGGACTTAGCCACTGATGGCACCAAGCTAGACGGCATTGAAGCCTCTGCTGATGTCACTGATGTAACTAACGTGACCTCTGCTGGTGCTTTGATGGACTCAGAGTTGGCCTCCATTGCAGATGTTAAAGCCCTGGATCAGAGTGTAGTAAGTGGAGCTGCGCCCACATTCACTACTACTAATTTTACTGATGCAACAAATAAGCGTCTTCTGACTGATGCACAGGAGAGCTTAGTAGATAACTCATTACAGAATATTAGTGAAGACACTACACCACAACTAGGTGGCTCTTTAGACTGCAATGGGCAGAACATGACTGATGTACAGGAGGTCACCTTTGACATCACTCCTGACACAGACCATACTGCTACAGGGTTTACACACAGTGGTCTTAATGCAGGTGAGACTACAACTATCATGGACCTACTTTACCTTAATGAATCTGATGGTGAATGGCATATGGCTAACGCAGTCACAGCTAGCTCAGCAGAGGCTAAGGGCTTACTTGCTATTGGCTTAGCTGCTGGCACGGATACTACAGCCCTGAAGGTAGCCATGCCGGGTAGCTACGTCAGAGATGATACATGGGCGTGGACTATAGGGGATGAGTTGTACGTAGGTGAGACCAACGGTACCATTACAGCCACAGCCCCTAGCACTTCAGGGGATACAGTGCGCAAGGTAGGCTTCGCTGTTACAGCAGACGTTATCTATTTCAATCCTGATCCTACTTACATAGTGGTATAACAAACATGGCTGAACTGCTGTTGAAAATAGAAAACGGGTCCGGCTATGAGGCTGGCGATATTATCTGCGCCTTCTCGCGGATGGCGATACAGTGGACGCACTCAACGCTTCTTTGCCGAGCGGATGCGCCATTCACACGCGATGGTTTGCGTCGGGATAATACGCTTTACTGGCACCTGTCTGAGAACACTTACGATTACAAAATGCAGCGGGTAAGTAAAACCGAAGTGCTGCAAACAGAGATCGCTACGGGCGATACAATCCTTGTTGGGCCGGAAGCAAACGCCAACGGGCACCATATGGATGTAGAACATTATTTGCAGCGCCGACTGGAATATCCGAGGCACCGCATCTTTGGCACCCCCGGCGCAGAATATTGGTACGCTAAAGAGAGGCCGACGCCTTCAAAGGTTCTAAGCCTGTGGAATAAGATCGAGACATTCAGCCCACATAGAGAAGCCGATCACAGAGACTGGCCGCTGACACCAAAAGAGAAGCGGCACTTCCTTGGTATTGGCACTGTGGATATGACGCCGCAGGAAGCAGCGAATTTAGTTGCTGCGGTTGAGACTGACGAGGAACGGCCAGTACGCCTGAAGAAGCGTGCCAATTTTGTCGATATCGATACGCTGGTTAGCGGCAAGACTGGCACGGACGTTCGCAATCCTTCGAAAGAAGTCGATATCCGGCATATTAAAAACGCGCTGAACATTGTGGCGGCGAAGTAATGGCTACCGAGACAAGATCAATCGGTTCAGGCGGTGGCCGCGACTACAGCACAATCGCCGCTTGGGATGCCGACCTAAACAACGCGACCGAATACCCATCAAATCCCGATATCGTTGGCGAGCTATACAACGATGCGTCATTCCCTAACGACTACTTTGATATCATTAATTGCACTACCAGCAACCCGACGAGCATAACGCTGCGCCCCGCAACAGGGGAAGGGCATGATGGCACAGAGGGAACCGGCGCTCGCATTGTTATGACAGCGGATTACACTGCCAACATTGGCATTTACTCTGATCCCGGCACTGTAATCGACGGATTAGAAATAGATGGTGGCGGGTTTCATGCATCGAGTGGTGATCGTATTGGCTTTGAGTGTAACGCCACCACTGTGGGCAGCATTGTCAAAAACTGCATGGTCCACGACGGCGGCGACCCTGCTGAAACCACAAGCCTCGCAGGCTTCATAGCGTTTGACAGTGCTTCAATGAGGGCAACTTGGCAAAATTGTTTAGCTTATGAGCTAGTCAAGAACGCTGGCGGCTCTCGTGTCGGCATAGGGTTCAACGCGAACCACACCGGTGTTGCTCCCGTCGATGCGTACTTTTGCACTGTCCACAATATTGTCACAGCCATAAGCACAGACAACACGCACGGTTTTAGGTTCGGTAACAACGCAGCTAAAGAGATTAAGAATTGCATCTCCATCGGTGTGTCAAATGCGGACTTCACCGTTGGCGCTTCATGTGACGAGAGCCACAATATGTCCAGCGATGCCACGGCTGCTGGCACTGGATCGCTGACAACCAAGACTGCCGCGAATACGTTTGTCGCGACAGGTGCTTCACCCGACTATCACTTGAAGGCAGGCAACGAAGCCGAAGACGCGGGCACGCCTATTACCGGTATAACGACTGACGTTGACGGCGACACGCGCGACGTTACTACGCCCGATATGGGCTGGGATGAGTTCGTTGCGGCGGGTGGTGGTGGGTTTACTAAAGTGATCAACGGTGTCTCAACATATACCAGCATCAACGGAGTTGCAGCCTCAGGAATTGCATCAGTAAACGGAGTAGCAGCGTAAGATGATACAGCTAAGCAAAGAAGACGCAACGATGGTAGTTACAGTAATTGACTTAGTAGTCTCACGTGGAGCCATTAGAGGGCCAGAGATGCTGCAAGTAGGAGGGTTGCGGCACAGGGTAGCCATTGCTGTGGATACCTCTGTAGAGCGCGAGGAGGCTAGCAAGCTAGCGGAGGACACTGTAGATGGCACTGACTAAGGTCAAGAATGGAGTCATTGGCGCATTAGCTGTAGACACTGCTGAGTTAGCAGCTAATGCTGTAACTACAGCTAAGATCACAGACGCCAATGTAACCACAGCTAAACTAGCAGACAACGCTGTCACCCTTGCCAAGTTAGCAGGCGGAAGCGCAGGTGCTCTGTTGGGCTTCAATGTCTCTGGTGATCCTGCAGAGATTGATGAAGGCACGGCGGCGCAGGTCTTAACCAGTAATGGCCCTGGTGCTGTTCCTACTATGCAAGCAGCCCCTATTGGTGCATGGGAGTTTCTTGATACAGTAACTATGACAGGGGGAGCAGCGGCGCTATTAGGGGAAGCTGACACAAATGCTTGGTTTTCTGATAGTACCTACAAAGTATTTAAAGTCTTTTTCTACAATGTAGATTTTAGTGGTTCAGCTAATATGATGTGCTTTCGTGTTGGAACTGGAGCCACACCTACTATTGATAGTGGTGCCGGCAATTATAACTGGGCTGTAGATTCCCTTAACACTAACTCTGCTGCTTTCTCTGGGTCCATAGATAACTCAGATACCTTAGTTGAGATGCAAGTTAACGCTGGTCCGGCTACATCTAGAGGCAATGCCCATGGTGAAGTAACTATATTCAACCCCAGTAGCTCCACTAAACATACAAGGATTGCTTGGAATATGCAGCAAACAGGTAGTGCTGGGACTCTAGAGCAGCAATACAGAGGTACAGCCACTTACCTAGAGAATACTGCTATAACTGCAATACAGTTTATAGAACAAGGGGGAGATACAATTGACACAGGTGAGTTTAGACTTTACGGGTTAAAGGACGCATAATATGCCAGACTTCCATCAAACAAGCAAGGGCATAGTTCCTTTCACTCCTGAAGAGCAAGCAGAAGTAGATGAACGTAGGGCCAAACGATCCTCACAAGCTGAACAAGATAGGCTATTTAACAAAGTTGCTGATGAAGCACGTAGATCAGAGTACGCCTCTGTAGGTGATCAACTGGCTGCAATATGGGAGGTCTTAGAAGTCCTACGTCCACGCAATTCTATGCCAGCTAAGGCTAAAGAAATCCTAGATGCCATAGATGCCACCAAAGCTAAGCACCCTAAGAGGTAGACATGGAGGAGCGTAGATCACAGGATGGCAGGAGAGATAAACTATTTGAGCTACTACAGGAAGCTAGAGATGCAGCTATACGCAATGAAACTAACCTTGAAGGCTTCAAAGAGTCACTAGAGCGCCGTAGAGGCTATATAGATATAGCATTTGATAAACATGAAAATAGAATAAACTCTTTAGAGAGAGCTAGATGGATACTAACAGGTGCTGTTGGTATTATGGGTGCATTCGGAGCATGGGCACTTAAGAAGATTGGACTAGGAGGACTACTTTAATGCCACAGAGAACACTATTGGATATGACTCAGGGCATCTTAAGCGCTATGGAGTCCGATGAAGTCAATGCTATTTCTGATACGGCTGAGTCCCTTCAGGTAGCTAACATCATCAAGAATACCTACTATGATCTCATTAGTAACAAGACTATCCCTGAACACCAAAAGCTATTTGAGCTAACTGGCCTAGGCGATACTAACTATCCTACTATCATGAAGCTAGAAGATGATGCTGTGTCCGTAGAGTGGGTGTCCTACGATAAGAGGAGCAGTGCTACAGACACGGATGTCAACTTTGTTCAAGTACCCTACTGCCACCCCACTGTGTTCTTAGAAAGAACCAACAAGAGGAACTCCGATGATGATGATGTTATCGTTACTACTGACACCACCTACACGAATGATGTGTCGCTGCTTATCAGGACTGATGAGAACCCTCAGTTCTTCACTACATTCGATGATCAGCATCTGGTATTTGATTCCCACGATAGCACCATTGACACTACACTTACTGGTACAAAAACTCAATGCTGGGGTACTATAGAGCCTGCCTTCTCTTTGACTGATGCATTCGTACCTGACATCGACAGTGATTTCTTCCCTTATTTGTTCAATGCAGCCAAAGCTGTATGCTTCGCTGAGCTTAAACAACAGGAACACGCTATTGCTATTGGATTAGCTAGGTCACATAAGCAGAAGTACCAGAATAATAAGCATAGGATTAAAAGAGCTAACGATCAACATAGACCCAACTATGGCCGTAAGAGCCGATAAGGAGGACACAATGCGTGATGGGCAAGTAGAGAGTGAATACCTAGAGACCTATGGCGGAGGTAAGTATGGGGCTAAGTGGAATAAGAGTAATGGTATGATTTACTTTGAACGCTTACAAGGTAGGGGCCCATTGCCCGAGAGCCTACGTGGGGCCTACACTGCAACTCAGTTCACTGATGCTGCCTACAATGCCTACGTACGTTCTAAAGATAAGCCTGCAGTTAAACAAAATAGTTTCGTAAGCGTACAGGAGTAGCATTAGTGACTGACGGCTACGCTGGTACCAAGCCTATCAACACCTTTGTGGCAGGGTTGATAACAGAGGCTGGTCCCCTTACATTCCCACCAAATGCCTCCCTAGAGGAGAGCAACTGTTATCTACAACGTAAGGGTAACCGTCGCCGTCGCAAAGGTATTGACTTTGAAGCCAGCTATACCACTAGTTCCAGCGATGCTGTAGCTGATGCTATTATCCAAGAGAAAGCTATTGGTACTGGTGAATGGAGAGCAGTAGCAGGGAGTGGTAATAGGAACTTCGCTGTAGTACAGATTAATAAGACTCTGTTCTTCTATGACATGGCCACACAGGCGCTCAGCACAGGCCTCAAGAGCTTCACTGTAGACCTCGGTACCTTCACTGCTCCCGGTGCCACAGAGGTGGGTACTGAGCCTGTAGATATCAGCTATGGCTCTGGCCTATGCTTCGTTGCAGGTAAACGTATTGATCCTTTCTTCATTGAGTACAGCAGTGACGATGATGACATTACATCTACTCCTATTGGCCTACTCATTAGGGACTTTGATGGTGTAGAGGATAACTTAGAGCCTGATGAAGAGCCTGTCACTCTCACCACTGAGCACCACTATAATCTGAAGAACCAAGGGTGGGCACCTCCTGCCACTGGTGAGAATGATCCTATTGATACTTACTTCTCTAGTAAAGCAGAGTACCCCGGTAACAATAAGCAGTGGTGGACAGGTAAAAGCTCCACTGATACCTTTGATCCTAACTTGCTAGCTAGGTTTGAAGCTGGTAACACCCTTGCTCCTAGGGGCAGGTTCCTCCTTGATCCCTTCAATAAGGACAGGAATACTGTATCTGGCCTTACAGGTCTTACAGTAGTTAAAGAGGATAACCGCCCTAGTCACATTCAGTTCTTTGGTGGCCGGGTGTGGTACCTAGGTGTTGAGAGTGAGAACATCAATGGCCATGTGTTCTTCTCTCAGGTAGTAACCAAGAGAGACAGGATTGGCAAGTGTTATCAGAGTAGTGATCCTACTACTGAAGAACTCAATGATCTCTTAGATAGTGATGGTGGTGTCATCGTTATCCCAGAGATGGGCAACGTTAAGGGCACTTTTGTTACAGGTAGGTTCCTTATTATATTTGCTGACAATGGCATCTGGTCTATCTCTGGTAATGGTACAGATGAAGCCTTCGCTGCTGACTCCTTTGCAGTAGATAACGTTACCTCCATTGGCTGTGTAGGTGGTGACACCATCGTTAATGCTGCCGGTGTAGTCCACTGGTGGGCAGAGGATGGTATCTACAGGCTGGAGGGAGACCCTGTGAGTGGCAAGCTGGTGCCTAAGAGCATGACACAGCAGACCATCGAGACATTCTTCTTAGAAGATATCCCTGATCTATCTAAGGTGTTCTGCAGAGGAGTCTACGATGCTAAGTCCAAGCGAATATTCTGGCATTACGCTGCTAGTGCTCCATCTGGCAATACTGACCGGTGGAAGTTTGACTCTGTTCTTATCCATGATACGAGCTTTGGGGTCTTCTACCCATGGGGCATCGCACCTCTGGCTTCTGATAGCCCTTATATCGTTGGTGCCTTTTCTGTACCTGCTGTTGTCCTTACAGAGACAACCACTAATGTGGTAACTACAGCCGGTGGTGATCTCATCGTAGACAACGTTGGAACACAGGTGACCACTACACGTAGGACCACTAGTGCCCGTACAGTGACAGACAACACCTTCGTTAAGTGGCTATGTGTTAGCCCGGCCTCTGCTGATAACCGTTGGACCTTCGGTGAGTTCAACAATACAGCGTTCCTCGACTGGTTCTCTAAAGACAGCACTGGTATGACATACAGTAGTTACTTCATTACAGGACATGATCTCTTTGAGAACCTACGTAACAAGCAGTCGCCTCATGTTAGGTTCTTCTTCGATAGAGCAGAGTCCACTGGTGCCTCTACTTCAGCAGGCAGTTGCTTAGTTAGGTTCAGGTTTGACTGGGCAGATGATGAAGCGTCAGGTAAGTGGTCATCGCAGGAACAGGTATACGCTAACAAGTTCAAGTTAGACAACTCTATTATCTCTGAAGTACCTGTTGGTTTCCCTGTGGTAGTGCGAAAAGCTAAGTTCAGAGGTAAAGGCAGGGCCATCTCAATCAGGTTTGACTCTGAGACTGGCAAAGACTTTAATCTATTTGGTTGGGAGTATGTCATTGAAGCAGGAGCCAACGTATAACATAACATTCGCTATAGAAGCGGTAACTCCAGAGTTCATCTTAGACGAACTAGAGCCACTAATCTTAGAGAACCATGCAGAGCTAGATGATCCCGATGAACCCTTAGATCCAAACTATGACATATATGTTACTATGTACCAAACAGGTAATCTAAAATGTTTAAGTGTAAGGGACGAAGGGGACTTAGTAGGCTACGCTGTTATCCTCTTAAGTGAAGACATGAGGAATATAAGTAGAACAGTAGCAGCAATAGATATCTTGTACTTAACTGAGCAGTATAGGCGATACGATGTATCACGGAGATTCTTCTCTTTTATACATAAAGTCCTAAAGCAGAATGATGTAGCTTCATACAATATAAGTGTAAGGAAAGACAAGAGGGACTTCTCTAAGTTACTAGAGCGTTTAAGTTTTACTGAACTAGAAACAGTATACACGAAGAGGATATAAAACATGGGTGCAGTAGCAATCATTGGCGCAGTAATCTCTGCAGCTGGTACAGTAGCTCAAATTAGTGCAGCTAAGAAGAGAGAGAAAGCTGAACAACGTAGGTTCGCAGAGACAGTTGCATCCGATGAGCGCAGGGTAGCCCTAGAGAAGCGCAGACAGGACGTACTGGCATCTCGACAGAAGCGCGCTGCTGCTGGACAAGCTAGGCGTGCACAGGGCCGTGCTGAGAACCTGATTGCTAGTTCTGGTGGTGGTGGAGCTATTGGTCAGACTGGTTCTACGCAGCCCGGTGTAGCAGGTAATATTACCTCACAGTTGAACTCCAATAACAGCTTTGTCAACACTGTTACCAGCTTGGGCAACCAGATTACGGGACAAGTAGCAGAGACACAGCGTATTGCAGGCCAACCTATCACTGCAGGTAACAGCCTAGCGGCCTTCGGAGGTGCAGCTAAGAGTATTGGTGGCTTTGTAGCCTCTAATGCTGGTGCTATAACAAAAGCGTTAAGTTAATAAAGGGAACCTTTAATGCCCGAGATGACAGAGCTAGAAGCTAAGTTAACTCCGATTGATGCTGAGTTCAGCACCGATACAGTTAACCCTATGTCCGCAGAACGTAAGGACAATACTGTGTTATTGGCTGCAGCTGCTACCTCTGATCGCCCAGAGAACTTCCCTGAGCAACGTAGGTTACATAAGGCTACCTTAGATCACACCACCGAGGATGATCTACGCCTGTCTATGTCTGACCTACATAATGAAAGAGATCAAGCTGCTATGGCTGAGGCTGTAGCTGACATGATCTTCAACCCAGACAGAGATGCCCAAGAACAGGCTATCATTGAGTCCTTCCAGACTACAAGGGAGATACTACAGGAACGTGAGACCTACGATGCCTTGGAGATTGAAGGTATCCGTAAGATCATTGACTTCTCTCTAGAGCACCCTGAGTATGTCAACGCTGCTGCACTGATGGCAGAGGACCTTGCTCGTGGTGATGCCTCTGACTGGATCTCTGATCAGCTAGAGCGTTCCTCTATTATTGCACGTGAGGCTGCTCGTATCCAAGAGGAACATCAAGAGAGCTCACTAATAGATACTATTGTAAACTATGCTGCCACTATTATTCCTCTTAATAAGCTGACAGCTAGTGATGATATTCCCGGCGCATCCTTCTGGAACCTCAGTGGCTCTAATGTTAAAGGTGCCAGTGAGACCCTGATGAATATGCCTCGGTCAGAGTTTAATAGAGTGTACCCTGAAGTGTTCAAGACCATCCGTGAACAAAGTGGTTTCCTAGGAGAGAACCCTCTGATTGCCCAAGAACTCATTAAAGGGTTACAGGGTATGTCAGAGCAAGATGCTGCTAACTCTAATATCTTTGATGCAGTGGATATAGCCTCAGTTATACCAGTGTTCACCGGAGTAAAACTGGCCAAGGCTGCATTCCTCAAGGCTGCTTCTCGTCCTGCTGCTGTAGACGCAGTAGAAGCTACACTACGTGGCTCTGATGAAGCAGTGCTTGCAACTGATGACGCGCTGGAGGCAACCATGCCTTCAGGGATGAAGTTACCTGATGGGGTTAATTCTCCCTCTGTTGGTGAAGCAGTAGCACGCAAACTAGAAGTACAGAAGGAGGTGATCGAACGTCTACGCTCTGCTACCCTTGGTGGAGCACCCGATGTCCCTAGGCTGACACCAGAGGAGCTACTCGCTGCTGTGGATGCCACAAAAGAGGAGGTATTAAGCAGGTTTGGGAAGGCAGCGACAGTTGACTTCTATACAGAACAGAGTGTACGTGCAGGCATTCCCTTTAAGAACGGTATAGCTAAGCTAGGCTACATCGTAGGGCGTAAGGATGGGCATGGCTTTGCCTCTGAAGGTACAGCTCAGGCAGCTATAAAGAGGAATGGTATTGGTGATGGTGAAATAGTCTATGACCAACATAGTGGCACTTACTTCATCAGAGGCAAGATGGATGTAGCCGAGAAGAACTTTGCTACCATGAAGCACACGGATGTCACTGAAGGTACAGTGATGGGTTCATTCTTACGCTCCAGTGCATCTATCTTACCTGAGTATATGCAGCGCAGGGCAGTAGCAGCTGACTTCTCACAGAGTGCAATGCATAGATTAATGCAGCCTATCGTTAAGGACCTAGGTAGCCTCAATAGGAAACAAAGAGAGGGTGTTAATGCAGTTATAGTTAGAGGCAGAGATGTAGATAATAAGTGGTATAACCTAACTGAGTTCCATAGGGAGTTCAGACAGCTTAATGGTAGAGCACCAGTGGACAAGGAAGTCCAAGGGTACTACTCCCTTAAGAACCTGAATGACTTTGAGTACTACATGCGTAACCATGCTGAGTACATTAAGAGTGCAACAGAGGGGTGGCAGACTGGTAAGCTAGAGCATGTCAACTTCAGCATGTCTACACGTAATGTACGCAAGGTAGAGCAAGTACCTGACCTACGTGGGACTACCTTGTTCGATGTAGACGCTGGTGTATTCAGGTTAGGCTCTGACTTAGTGCCTGCTGACATCCAACAGAAGATCACGAAGGGTGGTTATGACCTATTTAAGGTACAAGATGCTAAGCTAACTGCTAAAGGAGGCAAGCCAGTCAAGTATGTCCTAGCTAAGGCAGGTCAGATGCAGCTAGAACCACTGCAGTATCAGCAATTGCTCTATAGGCCCGGTGGTCATCGTATCTACAGGGGTACTGTGTTCGCTAAGCAGGCTATAGTGGGTAGTATTACCTCTGCTGGTGGCAGGGTAATGCGCTATATCCACAATCCTAAGACTCATGCTGTGTTTACCACCAAAGGGGAAGCAGATACATGGGTGGCACGGATGGAAGAGGCCAGAGATGCCTTCGTTAGGCACGAAGCAGGTACTTTAGGGCGTAATGAAGCAGATGAGATTCTAAAGAGGGCTGGATTTGAGGATGGTGTTGATGAGTTCCAAGAACATGTAACTAAGGGGCGTATAGTTAAGGATCAGAAGTTTGAGACTATTAGAGATGGGGAAAATCCCTCTGTATATAAGAGCATCTTGGATGAGAATGGTAACTTAGACCTACGGGAGGTCTCTGATAGTAGACCTAGTTGGATGGAGGACCACGGTAGGCTCTACTATTCCAAGAGAGGGGCTGCTCTGGCGGGCCCACAGGATGAACTGGCTGAGACCATTGATCCCTTCAGGGCTGCTAACAGGGCAGTAGAGAATGCCATGCAGACATCCTCTTATATCAACTATAAGGTCAATGCTGTCCAACGGTGGATGAAAGAGTTCGGACACACCCTACCTAAGAATGAAGGTGTATCAGACTTACAACGTTTCTGGTCTGCAGGGGCACTACAGGGCGATCCTACCCTAATTAGAGCAGGGGAGCGCAGCCGTAGGGCCTTGATGAACCAGCTTGGCCACCCCACTAAGGCAGGTAGGGACTGGCAAGAGAGTATGGTTAGCTTTGCTGACTTCGTAGAGAAGAAGGTACCGGGTAAGCCGGGCAGTAACATGGCTAGAGGCATCTTAGACCTACAGAGTAGAGACCCTGTAGCCTCTCTGAAGGGCTTGACCTTTGATGCCAAGCTTGGTCTCTTCGATCCTTCGCAGCTTATAGTGCAGACACAAACTGCTGCTGCGATGATGTCTATTGATCCTTTGAATGCACCTAGGTTCTTCAGGGATGCTTTCCCTATGCGCTGGGCTGCTATCAATATAGATGATAACATCCTTGCTGCAGCTGCTAAGATGTCCTCTATGGACGCTGATGAGTTCAAGGCTATGGTTAAGACAATGCGTAAGAGTGGTGCAGCCGACCCTAATGGTGAGCTTGTTCTCTTAGATAAGCACCCAGGTATATCTGCCTCGTATATGGGTCAGAAGCTAGACAACTTTAGGCAGAAGGGACGTATCTTCTTCTATGAAGCTGAGCGTCTCAATAGGATCTATGGTTGGCGTAAGGCATGGAATGATCTACGCAACGAAGGGGCCACCGTAGAGCACCTTAGTACACCAGAGGGCAGGGCACAGCTGAGTAGCTTGACTGACAAGTACACTATTAACATGGTGTCTGCCTCTGCTGCTTCATGGCAGAAAGGCGCATGGTCTGTGCCTACGCAGTTCCTTAGCTACCAAGCTAGGTTCATTGAGAACATCCTACCTAAGGGCCTCGGTGGCAACCCGCAGTGGACCTCCGGTCAGAAGTTAGCACTAGTATCTGGGCAGCTGTTCCTCTATGGCTCTGCTGGTATCCCTGCTGGGCGTGCCATAGCTGAGTATGCTAAGGATAAGCTAGGGTTAGAGTTTGAAGGTGATAACTTCGCAGACAACGTAGCCCACAGAGCCATCCTAGGCGGTGCTATTGACTCTATGATCTACGCTAGCACCCTAGGTGAGGTCGATGTAGCCTTCGGTGCACGTGCAGCCATCATAGGCAAGGGCCTGTCTGACCTCGGTAGTCGCCTTATGGGTACAGATGTGGGTAATAGTAGCTTCCTAGAGGTAGTCGCTGGTGCACCCTTCGGTGTCCTAGGTGATATAGGCTCAGATACAGCTAACTCTATGGCTGAAATGTACAGGGTAGCAGCTTCAGGCACAGCTAGTGTCACTGATATCCTCCCTGAGATGCTGAGTGACATCGGGGATAACCTCAGTGTCCTAAGTAGAGCACAGAGGGCCTACCATGTCATCAAGTATGGCGAGTGGATCAGCCAAGAGTCAGGTAAAGCTATCACTAGTGCCACTCCGATGGAAGCCTTCGCTGCTGCCCTCGGCATCCAGCCTAGGGACATAGCTGAGATTGACTGGATGAGACATCAGATTGATGAAGACAAGACATTCACTAAGGATATGGCTAAGCGTGTACGTCAGCTGCAACTAGAGGCCCTTCGTGCACGTGGGCAAGGGGATGTTGATACTTACAATAGGAAACTCAGGATAGTAGTGGCATTAACACAGCACCTGCCTAGCCCTCAGAGGATGAAGATACATGTAGCAGGGTCTAGGTTGCCTAATCATGCCACTGTAGTAGAAGAGATGAAAGCAATGGTCTTGCGTACGCTTGGTATAGACGCTGCACTCAGTGGAGCATCAGAGAACACTAACAGGAGAGAACAATAATGCCTAAGTTTGATGAAATACTTAGTGAACCCACAGCACCGGCTCCTATTAGGCAGCAGGGCTTCTCTGCCCCTGCTACTGCGTCTACATCTGAGGCCATCGCTGCTGGTGTAGGCAGCTTAGCCGACTTAGCCTCTGCTGGCCTCTCCTTTATGCAAGAGCAGAAGAACAAGGAGGTCACTGATGCTGTCATTAAAGCACATAGTGCCAATCAGGCAGCTACTGAGCAAGGTAACCAGAATAGTCTAGCTCAAGAGGCTAATCGTAGTAAGATCAACAGGGATCTACAGAAGCAGTTCCCTAATGATCTAGCTTTGATTGAATCTGCTACACATCAGCTCTTCACTGGTAACAGCTTGATTGCTCAGAATGCTAGGAAGGCAGATGCAGCCGCTTCTATCATCACTCAGGACATTGCTACTGGCTTTGCCATCGGTGACTCAACGATGACTAATGAGGAAGCAGAGGCCCTAGGTAGAGGGCATCGCATCAAGATTGCACAGAGTAAGATTGAAGTTGAGAACATTGAAAGGCAGATTCAGAGGAATCAACTTGATGAAGTAGGGAAACAGAATGCTTTCACTGCTATCTCTGATATCATTATAGATCAAGTTCTAGTCCCTGCTAATCGAATCCCTGAACTTGCTAGTAACGCTGTCGCTGCAGGGCCTGAGGCTGAAGCTAACTTCATGGCTACCTTGGCCCCTCTAACCAACCAAGCTGTGACTACTTACATAACGCAGTCTAGGCAGACAGTGGCCTACCGTGCACTCACAGGTAAGGCTAGAGAGCAGGCAGATAAGGAAATAGAGAAAAACGCCACGATGGTCAGGGATATGTTCGATGCATCCAAGGGCGTCCTAGCAGTGAAGGCCTCTGGTGAGGCAATGAAGCACTTCAGTACTAAGCTGGGTTTGAATGCATCAGAGTCTATCCGTATGTCGTCCTTCATTAAGGATGTGCTAGGTGAGCGTGCATTTGCACAATTCGTTACGTCTGAGTTGCTGTCTAATGTGGCTACAGTTGATGAGTTCAGGACTCGTATTGGCTCTGCACTACAGGACCTAGGTAGTCTGTCACCCACTGAGGTTAACAGCCAAGGCCTACGGTTGACTCAGATGCTTAAGTACCTAAAGAAGCCAGAGATGGTACGAGAGATCAGCTCTAAAGAGGAAGCCAACCAAGTCCTAGGTAGTGCATCGGCGCTAGCTGCTGCACAAGAGAAGAATTCCGGTGAAGCACTGCCTGATGGTCAGATCAACAACTGGTTTGAACAGAGATCTATGATGAGCGTGGCTGCAATGGAGCATGTTAGTGGCGCTCAAGCCTTGAATCACGTAGTTAAGGACTTCAACAAAGAAGGCTTCCATGCACGCCTAGAGGAACTGAATAAGGTAGACCCAACTAGAGCAGATGCCTTAGGTGACAACACAATCACCGTAGGTAACAAAGCACTATGGGCTACAGCTATGGCAGCTAAGGATAGTATCAAGTATAACCCTGATACAGGTAAGTTTGAACCTCAAGTTAAATCTAGTGCACGTGGTATAGCACAGCGTGGTCAAGAGACATTGAACAAGAGAGCCAACATAGCTGCTACAGAGGCCAACAATGCAATTGATCTCATCGTTAGGCTTAAGGGCTTCGATGGTACCCTAGGTAAACTAGAAGACAATGAGCTAAGGGATGCCATCGTTGCGACAGCTATGGGCAGGACTAACATTCCTCTGGTGCAGGAAGGTAAGAAGCTACGTGACTTCAACGTAGACTCCTCTGCACTAACTACGCAAGCTAGTAGGCGCAGTAGGTCCTTGAATGTAGCCTTCGAAGAGCAACTAGGTGCAACTGCTGATGCCCTTAGAGGGTTCATCAGAGGTGCTAATATAGAACGCCCTGAGACACAAGAGGAACAGCAAGTAAGTAGTGTTGAGCCATCACAAGTAAATACTGGTAATAGTGCCAACAACACAGGTGCACCTTTGAAGAAGGTTGAACGCAGGAGAATCGTTAATGTCCGACCTAAATAACCAACAAGAAGAACCCATGCAAGGTGAAACTATAGACGTAGTCTTGCCCAGCGGTAGAACTATAGAATATCTAGCACCACCGGGATTAGACTTCGATCAACTTAATGCACACGTTAACAGCTTAGACTGGGATGCAGCTGAGCGCGACTTAGACATTGAAGATACTACCAAGGTTACCAACAGAGTGCAAGATAGTGTCAGCAGAGGCATTAAGTTGAATAACCCAGGTAACATACGTAGGTCTAAAGAGAAATGGGAAGGGCTATCATTAGAGCAGAAAGATGGTGAGTTCTTCTCCTTTGAGTCACCTGAAGCAGGGTTAAGAGCTATGGCTAAGATCCTGCAGACGTACAAAAATAAACACAAGATTGATACAGTGGATGGGGTTGTGTCTAGGTGGGCTCCCCCTAATGAGAACGACACAGTCTCTTATGCTGACTTCGTTGCAGCAAGGATGGGGATCAACCCCAGTGACCCTATTAATTTGGAATCACCGGAGGATCTGGTACCTCTCATGAAGGCAATGACGTTTATGGAGGTAGGGGAGAATTACGAAGAGGACACAATACGTGAAGGTGTCCGTAGGGCAGGCATAAAGTTAGTAGAGGGAGAACAATAGAATGCTACAGTGGCAATATCAGCCTTTTGATGTAGTTTTATTCAGTGGTAAAGGTCTCGTATCACGTGTGATCCAACTTGGAACGGGGAGTGAATGGTCTCATGTTGCTCTGGTGGTACCTGATAGCACTCAAGAGGATGGTGTAGCTCTTCTGGAGAGTACGACACTGTCGGACGTACCTTGCCTTGATGCTGGCGTTCCAATGAAGGGGGTAATGAGGGTTCCCATTGAGGAACGCGTGAGTACATATGATGGGAAGATTGCTGTACGTTCGATAGAAGGTCCAGTAAGTCCTGCTCAGGTTCTACAGTGTGCGATTGAAGAGAAGACTTATATGGGCAGGCCTTACGAGGAAAACCAACTTGAGCTTGCGAGTTCTGCTTTAGATGCAACAGGACTACTGACCAATCAGGAAGATATGTCTTCAGTGTTCTGCTCTGAGTTAACAGCCACTGTACTAATCGCATGTAATATCCTTTCTAAAGATAGGGCTACAAATGAGTACACCCCTGCTGACTTCTCGTTAGAGGACGGCAACGTTCAGCTTAGGGATGGGTACTCATGGGGTGAACAGGTAGTAGTCAAGGAAGAGAAGCAGCTTAGCTTCCTACAGAGGCTACTTAGTTAAATCATCCCGTAGCGCAACTTATTCAATGTAGTGTACTCCTCTGTGACATCCCCTTCTTCAAGGCTGTCACCCATATGTTGTGACTCTTTCATATCTCCCAGTAGGCCATCTACTGCCTGTGATAAAGTGGGTTGCTCATCTAGGTAAGAGTAGGATGCAGCAGCGTAGACAATAATATCCAACAGTTCCTTCTGGGCCTCATCTGGTTGAAAGTGATTCAACTCTGGGGCCTTCTTCATGATCTGTCCTAGTGGGAACTCGATACCCCCTAGCATACGTTGGATCTGCATGATAGGCTGCTCATTGAAAGGTAGCCCCATGCCATGACGCTCTGCTCCCTTGCCCTCTGATGCACGCTCGAATGCTTTCATCAAGGCATAGAGAAGTTCATCATAACCCTCCTTCTGTTTCATCGCTGTTTGCAACATCTGTGATATCTTTAGGCTGATTTTTGATTGCATCTAATTGTTCCTTGCTCATTATTAAAGGTCTGATTGCAAACTCCTGTCGCAGCATAGACATCCTTGCATCCACTGCATCACCGAAGTTCTCTAAGCGGTCTCTAGGTAGGCAAATGTGTAGGTACTGTGCCAGCCTCATGTAAGCTGACACAGCGTGCTCTATTGCCTCTTGTGGTTCATCGTCCCATACTCCTATCTCTTCTAGGTCATCCTCTAAGGCGGCGTGGACTCCTGCTTTGGACATCTCTGGCCACCTAGAGGCAAAGTAATCTGCTATGCTCAATAGGGAATCAACTTGTTTAGGCACAGTTAGTTTCCTATCCTACCATATTAGACAATGAATGTACTATCTGCCTGAAGATGTAGTCCTTAGCTTGTTGCTCTACAGGAAGCTCATTAAAGGGCACATAACAAGGGTGTTCCTTCTTTACTTCATCTTTAACAGGACCATACTTCCACCCAGCTTCAGTCTTATCCTTCATCCATGCCTCATGAGTAGCTGCAGCAGTGGCATCTAAGTTACTTTTTGTGGAACTTAACTCCTGCAATAGCGCTGTCCCTTTGCCACTGAGGGGCTTCCAACCATGATACTTGAGATGTATCACCTAGTGCTTCACGGTAGGCTCTGTTTACTTCGTGACATACTTCAGCAATTGCTTTATTGTTCATAGTATCTCTCCTTTTCTAACTTGTTCATCTGCCATTAGTGTAAACGCTTCGTCTAACATAGGGCACCATTGTCTCCATAGCTTCATGTTAAGTCCACTATCTCACAGGAGTCAGCACTACACGCCAGTGTTTGCATACCTGCTGTGTTGTCCTCAGACTCGTAGCCTAGACCGAAGGCATCCCACTCAATGGCCCTATGTTGCCTCTTCAGTGCATCGTAGTCCTCCTTTGTACACTCTTCGTAGGGTGCCTGCACATAGCTATGGTCAGAGTAGGGTAGAAAGGACACACCAGATATCTTATCGAAGTGCTTGTACACCCATGCTCCTACTTCAAGCCACTCATCTTCCCGTACGTTGACTGTGATGCTTGGCTTGTGTTCACACCAGTGTTCAGCGTAGGTTTTCCAGAGTTGTAGGTGACTGATGGCATCGAGTCCATCTCTGGTGGTTCCGCCCACAGGACTTTTAATGGGGAAGGCAAAGACTTTGACTGATCCATCGGGGGAGTAGGCGTCGTCTTCGCAGTGTAGTCCTTGGTCTTGCAAGAATGCACATAGGGGATCTTTGGCGTCTGCACGTACGTGGCGTATGTAGTATTTGCTATGTCTTGGATGGATGCCTGAAGCCGCATCCACCAATTGAGACACAGTGCCACTAGGTTTGACGCACGTGGTTGCTGTACTCTGAGGTATCCCAAGCCTTTCTGCCCAGTCCTTATTCGTTGCAATAACTTCATCCCGTAGTGCCTCCAATGTGCTACTTAGACCAGCATTAGTATGAGTGAGTAGTGGGCAGTCGTAGATACCAGTGATGCTCACCCCTAGCAGACGTTCCTCTTCACAGTTGTCCCTCCATTCCCTGCGTAGGTAATTGAAGTCAGTCAACGTGGACTGTAGGGTACCAAGGATGGCAGCGTTGCGCACCTTGGCCACTAGGGAATCATATGTATCTTCCGCACGTGCCACCACTTCCGTAAGATTGCAGAACTGATACGGTCGCAGGATAATCTCCGAGCAAGGATTGGTTCCGAAGAGTATGCCTTCCGTTCTGCGCCGTAGATTCTCAGCTGCTTTATTAGAGGCAGAAGTTCTGTTAAATACCCCTCTCTCTCCAGACTTAGAGTCATATAAGGATGTCCATTCACGCATGAAGGCACCAATGTCTGGCTTCTCACTATAGCATACGGAATTGTTCGCAAGCGCCCGGTAAGGATGAGTTTCGTACCACTGCCCAGACTTACAGTGTCGCATCCTGTCATCTTGTAGGTTCGACAGTGAGATAAGGGCTGACCGTCTAACACCACCAACCACCACGCAGTCCCCAATCTTGCACGCGATGTCGTGGCAGTTTAGGCTACTAAGTTTCCTTCCGTGGTTTCCATTGAACACCTCCTGAACAAATTTAAATAGATCTATCAAGGGCTGTGGTCCACTGCTGCGACCACCGAAGGTCACTAGGCGTGCACCAGCAGGTCTCAGTAGGGACGTGTCGAAGGATGGATTCTTACCGTTATAGAGCTCTTCGATGCACCAACGTAGTGCATGTGCCCACCCTTCCTTGCTGTCCTCTACTACATGGGTGACAGTAGAGTCCTCGAATGTATCAGGTATAGTAGGTAGCTGCTCCACATAGTTCCTCTCTACTGAGAAACCTACCCCTGTGCCACACATCAGGATGTAGAGCATCTCATCAAAGCTACGTGTATCATCAATAGGGATGTATGCACAATTGTATGCTGCTACGTTACATCGATCCAATGCAGGGCCTGCTGTCATCAGGGCACGCATGGATGGCATACTCTTGAAGTCAATGATGCTGTCACGTAAGCGCCACCAGATGTGATCAGGGATGGTATATCCGTGGTTCTCTTTGGTGTGCTTAGTAATCCATGTCATGTAACGATTGACTGTTTCTGCTATATTCTCCCTCCGTTGTTCCTCTGGTAACCAGCGAGCGTAACGGCTAGTGTGTATGAAGGCTTGGTAGTCATCCATATTAGTAGTAGTCCTCCTCTATCTCTATCTCCGGTTCATACTTAGGTTTCTTAGGTGTCATCCTTGGCTTATACACTTTGTCTTGTAGTTTGTGTGCGAACATGGCACGCCTACGTTGTTTCCTCTTTTGTTGGTGCTCAAATGTACTCACCGGAGAGGCTACAGGTTTGGACTTCTGCTTCTTCTTGCCCTTCCTTCTCTTGCCCATCTTCGTTTCCTCTAATGTGATTAACATAATAGTTGAAGGTCTCATTAGGGAATGCTTCTACGATGTCTTTCGTAGTCAACCCTAACTCATTCACTAAGTCATCTGCATCGTAGGCGTCCTCGTAATACTGTAGCATATCCTCGTACAAGGCTGTCATCGTTGGTACTCCTTCCTCAAGGCTGCCATACTTACACTCTGTAAATCATAGACACCATTGTCTACATTGCTCTTGA